CTAATACAGAAAGATCCCGTGGCAGCGTAGGAGGAATATAAACTAAATTTTTATTTTTATTATAAAAATCTAATACTTCTTGATTCATTGCGGCAATTTAAAATCTTTAATATTAGCAGTATGTACAAAGTCTATGATTTCATTTTCGTACCTTTGAGCAAATTCTTCCTTGATATAAGGCTGCCAAAATTCATTTTGTAGATTACTGTAATCGTGCTGTATACGATAGCAGAGTCTATCTTTGATATCTCCTAATCTACGATGCAGTGTGATGCTGTTATCAAATAAACAAAAATCGTTATTTGATTTATACCAATGATCGTAAATATATTTGTCTACAAATAGTTCTTTATTAATTTCTTCAAATACAGCATTTGATTCTTCTTCAGTCATTCCCTTAATACTGTGTATAGTATTAGTACTATAATGCAAGCCTACTATTCCGCCTGGGCTGCGCATTACAATAGGAATCTCTGTTCCGTCTACCGGACACATATTAGCGTGCATGACTTCGTCTTGTTCTATTCTAAGACCTGGATTAATACGTCCTGGAGTAAAGCGATGTATTAGAATCATTTCGTCTAGTTCGCTACGAAATGCATTACTTACATTTTCATAATAATCCGGAGTAGTTAAAAATCCTGTACTAGATCCGATCATATTCTCTGCACCTAACAATGCAACTCCTGGCGTAAATGTCAGGGTTCCACTTTCATTACTATGCCAAAGAAGCTCACCTTCTGCAAACATTCCTAATGCATTGCCGTCCGCATCTCTTTTACCAGTTACTCGCATAATGTGTCGACCGGTATTGGGATCTACTTCTTGCATACGTGCAATACTAGATAATCGTAGTTTATCAATGTCCTCAATTTCTGAACTGTTTTTGAGACTTAACTTAACTACTTCGCTCCAGGTATATTGTGGATATTTTTTAAGAATATTGTAGCGAATACCGTAGCGTGTATCACCCCACTTCATTAACCACTCGGGCTGATTTTGCCAAGACAGATTGCAGTCTCGAATAATTGTAACAAAATTTTCTAGGTGTAGTTGACCAATTTCCATCCACTGATCGTCGCTCATTTGATTAAAGTCAACGTTGTCGATGAATATACCAAAACGACCAAGACCGGGTATCTTGCTTACCTTCATAAAAAAATCCTTAAATGTTTTAGTATTTAAGGATTTTTTAGAGGTTAAGTTTTAATTATGATTAATGTAATGCTACCCAGGCACTGCCATCATAAACTACGGTTTTGTTAGTGACTGTTGGCACAGTTCCCGCAGTCATAAACACCATCATACCTTTAGCTGGTGTTGGAATAGCTGCTGCTCGAGCAGCATCATCAGCATACACTGCCAACTGTACAGCACCTGGAAGAACTAGTGTGCCATTACCTTTGAATAGGTATGTACTAAAATCGCTGTCCCCTGCTGCTGCTGCAAGAATTAAATCCGACTTTGGAGCAGCATCGGTCATGTCAGCATCGGATGCAATTTGATTTGCAATCGCTGCAGTAGATTTAAACACAGTACCATCATAACTTCTAAATATAATACCAGCGACTTCGTCGCCTGGCTCTAATGATGTTGGTGCAGTTAACGGTCCTTTTGAAACAAAGATACCAAAGTTGGGCGGAGTTGTGCCATCTGTGGTACTTCTGATAGAAAACGGATACTCAGTTTCACCAGTGACCGACGATGTAGTGGGGTTTGATTCGTTACCGATCGCAACGTCTCCGCTACTGATATGAGTAATCAAACTAACATTAATAGAACTATTAGTTGCATCAACAATTACTGAACTATCTTCACCAAACACACTGCCTTTGACATCTCCAGACACATTGCCTGTTAAATTTCCTGTAACATTGCCTGTTAAATTTCCTGTAACGTTGCCTGCGATGTTACCAGTTACGTTACCAGTTACGTTACCAGTTACGTTACCAACTAAGTTGCCGTTAAATGTTCCGCTGATTGCATCAACTAACGGTTGGCTAGCTATTGTTGATCCATCGTCAGCAAACAACGAACCTTTGAATGCGTCTGCTCTAATCGTTCCAGCATAGTTAGAAAGATTAATATTTGCAGTCATTACATTAGTAGCGGTATTATAAGAAAAATCGATACCGTTGTGTGTACCGTCTGTAAAAATTTCTGCAGCAGAGTCTTTAGCATCGCCGTCAGTATAACCGGTAATCTGTATACCGCCTAGTGTAGTGCCATCACCGACATATAATTTTTGGTCGTTAGTAACATACAACAACTCGCCCGAGGCAAGCGGTTGTGTCATATTTGTTCTTTCAATCTCGGTGCCTCTGCGAACTTGTAAGGGCATGTTTAAACTCCTGGAATATTCCTATATCATATATTTATGTCACAAGTATCAGAACCTAGAGCCAAAAAAATAGGGTTCCAAAGAACCCTATTTTAAACTGCTACTATTATTACATTGTAGGACCGTTGCCGTTCTTAAATCCTACTTGACCGCCTTCTGCTTCGATTCTTTTAATAACATCTTCAAACAATATAGGTGCAAAGTCCGGAGTTTGTTCTACGCATACACAATGATAACGAGTATCGATTTCATCGCTGTATAGAATTTCGCCAGTTTTAGCATCAACTCCGCGGGCTTTGCGTACACGATTAGCGTGTAAGTGTCCGTGAATATTAACACCAAACCGTCCTAAGCTATCGCTGTGTACAGGAATATGACTCAAGATCATACCGTTCATAACGTGATAAGCTCGCAATTCACGGAAGTATTCACGATACTCGTCATCACGGAAAATATCGTGGTTGCCACGGATAAGCACCTTGTCCCCGTTCAAACGAGATAAGGTTTTTAGCGCCTTGCGGTTTATAACCACATCGCCAAGGTGATAAACCTTGTCCGTGGGCTTGACTCTTTCGTTCCAAGCCTTGATCATGGCTTCGTCCATTTCGTCAGCATCATCCCATGGGCGAAGTTTTGTAACACCATCATTACGGGTGAATCGGCAAACGCCGGTGTGTCCGAAATGCGTGTCGCTTACTAAAAATACACTAGGCATCATGCCCTCCTTTCTTTAGTTATAAGTCCAACCTAACTGCTTCATTAATTTATGTTTAACTCTAAGATTGGGCTGACGATACTTTTCGCAATCGTTAAAGCCCATCATTACTCCTACTTCTACTACTGCACCGCTTCGACAGATTCCTGCCATACAATGCACCACTACATTCATACGATTCTCTAATGCTCGTTGTAGCAATGCTACAATCTGTTCTGCTTGTGCATCGTTAATCTTTGCTTCATCAGGAAAACCGTCTTCATCTTCTGCATCTAAAAATTCAAAGTCATGCCTCTCTTTAAAACTATGTTTTGCTTCTGGTCTCCAACCTGCTGGGTCAGTAATACTGATTAACATAGAGTTAGGGCCGCAATCGTGATGAAATCCCCTTGGAACAGCATCTGCAGCAATGTTTTCAATCCACGGCATATCTAACTCCTTAAAGTAATATTATAACATCTTTTTACCAAAATGTCAATCAAAGAAAAACCTCACCTTAAGTACTATGTCTCATTGGGTGAGGCCGTGTTGTTTGGCCCGGCTGCCAGGACTCGAACCTGGATCAATAGCTTAGAAGGCTACTGTACTATCCCTTGTACTACAGCCAGTTAATCTTTATTATACTATAGAACGTATTCTACGTCAACTGCTAAGATAAATCTATAATCGTGGCTTTGTACGATGCCCGGGCGATGCCATTGATTGCTGGGATAGATTAACCAATTGCCGTCAGTAGGTCGAACAAAAAACTTACCATCGTTCTCGGGCCCGTTTGGTGCCATTTCTGTGCCGCAGTAATCACGATCTTTAACATCGCTAGGAATATGCAGATAGAATATTCCGCTCATCATTTTGGCATTGGGGGTCTGTGGATGCCAGTGATCATGCCAAAGTTTTTCTCGATCTTCGGCACCCTCAAGATTAGTCATATAACTCCATGCCATCATGTTGTTAACTTTAACTTCACGACCTAGATACATAAACACACTCATAAGAAAACTCATACGATACTTTACCCATATGGATTCAGATCGTGCAAAAATATTTTCTTTGGTTTGAAACTTAGGAGAGTTAGTAAAGTAGTTACCAGCGGCAACAATATCACGAATGATTCCGCAGGCTTCTTTATTATCTTGTTCTGTGATTACGGAACTAAAATCAAACTTACGGAATACTGCATCTTGATCAATTACTTTTAACATTGTATCCTTGTTGGAGCGGGATAAGAGAATCGAACTCTTGACCGAAGATTGGAAATCTGCTGTTTTACCATTAAACTAATCCCGCATAAAACTATTTACTCGTCCTCTTCTGGAGGTGCTGCCAAAGGTGACGTTGAAGGCTTTTTCTTAGACCACTGACTGTAACTTGCACCTTCGGCCCTACCACTTACACCGTATTCACATTGTGTAATCTTTCCACCGTTAGCCAAAAACTCTGCTACGGCAGCATCTACTTCAGCTTGATCATTTTTACTCATTTTTACCTTTGGTTATAACTGGTTGCGGGACCCGGAATCGAACCAGGAACTGAAGCTTATGAGACTTCCGAGATACCGTTTCTCTATCCCGCGATAGATTTTAATTAAGTGCTATCTGCTCGATTTAGGAGTTGGGTGCTTC